CTAGTTTAGCTATCTCTGTAGTGAGAGACGATTCATACACATCACACTCTATACCTAAATCATGGGTAAAGTGTTGGGAAGCTGGTATAGCCCCTACCCCACCAAAGACCTTTATAAATGTATGGATACCTTCTGCTAAGTTAGGGTGTACCCCTCTGACAGGTGAGTGAGCTATGTTAGGGAATTCGGCACCAATCAGTTTGGTTGTCCCTGGAGGAACTGTAGAATGAATAATAGTTAGTCCTGGCTTTAAGGTATCAATGTACTCTGTTACCTGTGCGACGAAATCATAACTAAAAGGAATGCAGATATTCAAAATACTCACTCCCCCTAACTCATCATCACGGTCTAAGTCTTTAATTAAGGGAATAAAATTGTTCGCCAAATAAATGTCGTCCAGGGCTTGCCCTATCTCACCGTACCCAATAATGCCTATAGTTTTAGAAGATGTCATCGAATTTCTCCTCCCCATAAATATAATCGATGATAGGGATTGTTTGTTCTAAGTGCCCCATAAGAGGTCTTAAGAAATTAACAAGCACGTACCTCCCAGAATGCAGTTTATCTTCATCAATCCCCCACCATGACCTGTCAACCCAATCAGACTGGATATCTACGTCTCGCCTAGCGTGGACTGCAGGGGTTTTGGTTCTCCTAAACAAAACTCGAAGGAGGGACTCATCAGAAAATTCCGGACTTAAAATACATTCCTTGTGGTCGTGGACTCTGATATTTTTAAATGAGTCTATGTATTTATCGAATCCGAGATTGCTAGGGTTTACAAGGTATCTAAAAACTTTTCCGGTTGCTGTAATTTCCCCAATAGGGAATTTACCTGCGTGGGGGGTACCTTCATATACCTCAGCACCAACTGCCAAAACTTTACCGTCTTCGTATTGAGAGAGGACACGGTCGAAATAGTGTGTGGATAAAGGTGCGCTGTCGATATCATTAACCATGCACACCTCGTCTGAATACTTAGAAGCTAAGTAAAACCTAGCCATTTTAGCTTGGTTGCCGGTAGGGACACCTTCGATTGGAGGGAATAAGTGGACCTCTCCATACTCCCTCATTGCGGCTACTAACGGATGTCCTTCAGGCTTATCCGTAACGTATGCCAGCGAGACAGTTACATCAAAAAATTTTTTCCACGCTTTAGCTACAATTGGAAAAAAATTAATGTATGTATCATTATCATCTGTGCTTAGTACAACTCTATGCATTTTTTAAAACCTCTAGTATGGGTCTTTGTATTATAGTGTTTGTAGGTTGGAATTCAACCCTAATATTCTTATTTGAGAATAAACTAAAGTCCATGTAATCTTTTCCGCTCTGTCCCGAAAGGTAGGATGTTGCCTCTAGCTTATCACAGATATCTACCAACCTTTCAGTGGATGTTAATGATGTATCCCAATCAGTTACAATCTTAGTTTTTATCCCCAACCACTCACAAGTTTTTTTTATTATGTTGATATTAGTATCCACTAGACTATCACTAATACAATCATCGAACTCACTAAGAACAGAGTCATACTCTTTTAAGTTTTCTTTTATTCTATCCCAATCCTTTCGTGCATTTAAATAATTTTTAGTGTCGATAGGGTCCAAGCCTTTATTAACGCTCATAGTATGCCATCTCCCATCCAAGTTAAATCTATTTTGGAAATTATTTTTCTCGAACTGGCATTTCGTCAAAATACAAAAGGTATCGGCATCAGCTATCTTTTGGAAGAATGGGTACCAAGGCATAAAATTAGGTTGATGTATTGAAACAATCATTTTTTCTTGCCAATGAAGTATCGCTCCTCACAGGACTCCCCTGCCACAACCTCAGGTATGATTTTAGAATACATAGTTTCGAAGTTAGTGTCTAAGTAATTGTCCATGTACTCTTTTTTAATCCTAATAGGATGACCTGCATTGTACTTAGCATGTGATAACCTATCGATTACCTCTTTATCAAACTGAACATCGGCGTAGATAAGGCACCCGTTATCTGATAGCAGGTTATTAACCTTCTCTAATATAGCCGGAATATCAAAACAGTGTTCTAGTACATTAATCATTACAACCATATCATATTTTTTATCTTCTGGTAAATCTTCTATGGGGTTAGGTATAATCTTAACGGTCCTTTCTTTTCCACCTACTGTTATCGCCCCACTTCGGTACGTACAGTTACGGTGAAGGGACATGTATTGATTTGCTAAAGGGTCAGATAAGGTAATATCCTGGATATCAGGAAACTGCTCTAAGATGATTCTTGCGTTTGTAAAAGGTCCACATCCCACCTCTATAAAAGATGTTGGAGATTCTAAACCCTCTAAACATTTATAGTTATCGAAGGTCGCCTTGTGAAAATAATTCCTATCGTCAGTAGCATTAGGAGCACGCTGTATCCACTCCCCTAATTCATACCTTTGAGCGGCGTGCCAACGTTCGCGGTCTACCGTAACGACTCCATCTTCTGTCAAGTATTTTTCGTCGGACTTCTGGTCTAAAAGTGTCTTGGCACTTTCGCCCATGTGAACCACACCAAACTCATCAACAAATTTATATTCTACATTATCCATTTTTTAAACTCCTCTAACTCAAATTCTCGGCTATGTACATACCACAGGTCGTGGTCAACATCGAAATCATTGTACTCCATACATAACCAACCATCTTCAAACTTAACAAGGGTAATCCCTTGCTCCTCGCAGATAGCTTCTGTGTCCTTATTCCACTTATTAAAAGGGGGGACAAAAATTTTGGAGTCGGACAAACTACAGCTTACCATAATACTCATTTCTTGAGCCTCTTTGCTAAGTAGTCTGTGGTCCACATGGATTAACCCGTGGCTTGCTTTGGTTACCTCAGGAATTATGTCCGGGCATCCACATTTATCGACGTCGTAAAACTTTCTAAAATCACTATAAGCATTCATAATCTTAGGGAATATACGCTCATCAGTTACAGCATCACCGGTGTTCATATCATGAACCAACGGAGAGATACAAAAAAGTATGGTGCAGTTAGGAAACTTCTTACGAAGAATTTTAGCCATCTCATTGGCTTTCTCCATATCAGCATTTACACAGATATCATCAAATCTAAAAGTTTTCATTACAGTTCGTCCATATGCTCCGGATGGAGCGGTTGGTCATGTTCATTATAGGCTTGACCGATAAATAATTTACCTTTTCTTGTTGTAGGAAATGCTACTTTTTGAAAAAACTCATCATTAACATGAGCGTAAGGTTCTATGACGGGGTAAATCTTTTCCTTAAGGAAGTCTTGGTCCACTTGCCAGTAATTACCTTTCTTACATTCACCCACCAACTCTTCCATGTTAGAAAGGATATCTCCTCTTACACCCCACATACCTCCCAGGATTTGAGTTCCGTGGTGGGGGTGGTCTCGCATAATATGAAAACGTTTGCCCATCTCTAACCATTCAGTTACAGCACCCGCCTCGCGGCTGTTAAGACGAGAGTCGGTATCTCTAGAAATCATAATATCTACCTCAGGGTCAGAGGCAGGTATGAACCTCCAGAACATAGCATCCCAATCCCCCTCCTCATCCATCTTGATTACCTTACAGTTATCCTTTGCTTCCAAGGTTTGAACTATGTCTGCAGGGACGCTTTGCCCTACGTAAAACCAGCACTCCCATCCGGGATATACAGTCTCCGCAAGTTCAGCATTTTTAACAGCGCCTATAGTGTATACGGGGTTATCTCCCCATAAAGAGAAGGTGATTACCTTCTTCTGCTTATCTAACTGAGCACGGCGAATGGACCTGTCTTCTTGGAAGTGAAGGTCTCTCTTGCTTTCGTCGGTGCTGATGCCTGTAGGGTTGTCGTAGTAAGAGCCGATAGGTTCTTTAGCGGGCATAAGTGTTTTTCCGGCGTAACACATACGTGTCCACATATCATAGTCTCCAGAAATCTTCAGGGACTCATCGAAGCCTCCCATTTCCCTAATCGCCTCAGTCTTAACCAACGGGAAAGGACCACATATACAATGCTCGTCTAAGTTGTATCTCTTAAATGGTATATCACGTCTATTATATGCCTTCAAGGTTTCGTGCTTCTCATCAGACATTAAGAAACAGGGGAAATAAAACATGTCTACATCAGAATGATTCTTGGTTAAATGCTCTGCTGTAACGAGTCCGTATGAAAAAAGGCGGTCGTCGGTATTAAAGTTCATTACGTACGGAGTCCTTGCTTCAGCTACGGCTAGGTTCCACGCTTCATATACACTGCAACCGTGTTGGACGAGTGTTTTAGCGCCAATACCATCTCGGAACTCAAAGTCCATGATAGTCTGTAGTGAGCCGTCGGTCGAACCTGCGTCTACGAAAACAATATCAAAGTTCTCTAGGATTTGGTCGTTTAAACATTCCAAGTAACCTTCAATCCATTTAGCGGAGTTAAAGGTTGAACATAAAAGTGTTACGAAAGGTTTAGTAGTTTTTCCCATGCCTTTAGAATTTTAGTGTTGGTCCATACTTCTGCGCCAGATTCAGCAGAGTCTAGCCCATCGTAAATAGTGCCTGTAAGGTTACACTCTGCTTTTACATAATTAAAGGTTTCGCTTGCAGAAGAGTGGTAAACTTTAGAGACCGAGTCATACATTTGTTGTTTGTTATCACAAAAACTTAAATGTTTTACTCCCGGGTTATCATCCATAAGAGGTTTTACAAATTTGGTAAAGTAGTCTTCCTCAGTAATCATCCCATATAAAAGAATATCTTTATAGCCGTCTTCTAATGCCCGCTCGATAGAACGATGTGTTTTTTTATTCGCATCGATACTTCCGATAACTCCAGCTACTTGAAGAACCATATTAGTGCTTGGGTGAAGGTCAGGAAGTACATTAGGGATAACTTCCCCTAAAGTTAGTTTAGGTACTGGCGACGTTTCCCGTTTCGATTGCCACTCTTTCTGTGACTCAGATACATAAACCACCTTATCCCAAAATTTCTTTTGTTCAGCGATAGGATATACATCCTTTTCGTGACAGGCTAGTATAACTTTATTAGAAGCATCAGGGCGTTGAGGGAGCGTGAGATAATGAACTAGAAGAATTTCGTCTTTCTCGTTAAGGGGGCATTTTTGTAAATAATCCGCCTTACACTTACTTAGATGCCAATCGTGTGGTCCGTAAAACGTACAGTCGTAACCTCTTTCGTTAAAGAGATTACATAAATTAACCAATGCTACTGTTGAGCCACCGGGTGCAGACCACCCACTTAATATTTTTATTTTTTTAGCCATGTTTCCTTTCCAAAAATTTCCAAATTTCCGTGTCCTCTATCTCATTATCTTGTTTGAACACTTCGTCTAGCTTACGTCCAACCCCGGTAGTATACCGGAACTGCGGGTCACGGGAAGGGACATCAGCCCTACCCCTTGTTAGTTTAGTTTCGTACTCCTCTTTAGATTTAACCCAGTAATGATTGATTCTAAAAATCTCAGCGGTAGCTGGTTCGTTAAACGGTCCAGGGCACTGTTGTTTATTTTCATTGACTGCCATGCCTTGCGTATAAATGAAGGAGTGTGGGTTAAATGCTGAGCAAAGTGTTAGTGCGGGTTGGCAAATAGACTTAACGTGTTTGTCCACTGCTTTTCTTCGCTTGGTGTAGTTAACGAGAACGCCGTCAGGTGGACGTGTTTCGTGTCCGTTAGACCCGTAAAATACTTCGTTTACTGCGATACCTGGGAACTGCTCGAAACCTTTTAGCTGTTCCTTTAAATCGCCTTTTGGAGAGTAAAGAAACTCATCCAAATCTATAAATGCCATCCATCGTGATTGGTCTCTATAAGCCGTTACTGCATTGAAGTAACAAGACATCTGGCACATATCCATTGTATTATATGAATAAGTAATATCTTCATACTCCTCGCATAACTCTTTGGTATTGTCTGTGCTTCCATTGTCGTAGAGGTAGAAATGCTCTACCCCTACAGCCCGATGAAAATCTAACCACTCACGCAAATTTAATGCTTCGTCTTTTAATACGGCTACTACACTTAAATATTTCATTAGATTGGTATAATGTTTTTATCTCGACCGGTTTCTTGGGATTTTATTGTGTGACCGAATTTCATGTCCATAAGCTCTTTGTATAAACTTAATCTTCCACCCACAACTTTGTTAATATCATACAGGTCATCACATATAAGCTTAAGGTTCTTGCCCATCTCAGCTACCAGCTTCGGGTCTTTAGCGCATCGGGACGCCACCTTTACCCATTCTGATTTTGGGTTGGTGTTGTCGATTAAGAAGCCAGTTTTTCCATTCACGATTAACTCATCATAGCATCCAGTATTTGTGGCAAGCAACGGTACTCCGTAACGAGCACCTTCAATTGCTTTAATTTCAGACTTTGAATCATTAAAATTATTGTGGTCGAGGACCGCAATGTTAACGTCGATGTTAGTATACATCTGTCCATAACTATTGGGGGGCATAGCTGGGTACACCGTATAATTTTTATGTCCTTTAAATCCTCGAGAAAGAATCCGTTCGTATCCCTCCCAAACATCCCATTGCCAGTCTCGTTCACCAGGAGGTTGTTGGGGTTTACCGTAAAAGCCCCAATGGACTCTCTCTTTACCAACTTTCTGGTTTACAAGGAACGGTATTCCTGCAAAATGCTTCACGTCGACATCGTGGTGGATTCCTCCTACCCAACCAAAGCGAGTAACTTTTTTAGGTGCAGGTCTTTTAGGCATGTTCCACGAAGGCATATCATAATCAATTGTATTTTTAATAACTACTAACGCACATTTTACAAAAGGGGCAATCCTCTCTGCGAACTTGCGTTGTGTTACTGAGACCAGGTCTACGTTACTGTAGATGTACTCTGTTATTTTACCTAGTTGTTGGTCTGTATAGACATCAAAAAGGCGGTGACCTTCGTAAAGGTCGGTAAGCAGGTCATCAGTATCAAAGTGTGTAAACGCACCAAACTCATGGGCTTTGCGTAAAATCTCTACCGTATACTCACCTCCAAAATTATGAATGTTTTGAGTGAATACGATGTCTGCCCACTGAAGGTTTTCGTAAGAGAAGTTGTCAGGAGTTTTTGTACCTGGCACATCTTCTGTCGCTTGAACCCAACCTAAAGGGTTATCATCCCAACGAACTTCCACTTCTTCACCGAAGTGTTGTTCGAGCTTTTCCATCGGAAGGAGGATGCGGTAGTACGCGCATCCCCCATGATTTGACGGGCAAGCTAAAATTTTAAGCTTTTTGCCCATAAATTAATCAACCTTTAGGTCTTTAAGATGTGCCATGTAATCTTCATCGTCCGGCGCTTGAGTTTGTGACTCGACAGTTTCTGGTTGGGGACCTTTAACCGAAGCTTCTAACTCTGTCATCATTAATTTAAGTTCGTCGTAGTCGGCGACCTTAACAAGACCGTGGATATCGTGCAAGCTATCCATCCACTTTGCGTTTTCGGCATCAGTGCCTGCTTCGCTTTGCTTTGGCTTAGGCGAAGACTTATCGTAATTCGGCCATTGTCCTTGAGTATCTTTTACAATCTTGAAATCCCAACCTTCTTTCATGTCAGTGATATCACCAAAGTCCTCGTCGAAGAAACAGTCTAGTACCTTACCAAAAAGCTTTTGCCCTACAGATAGAATCTTAACTGATTCGTCGCGACGGTCAACCACATTCATGTAGTAACGCTTACGAGACTTAATTTGGCGTGCGAGGTCTTGTAGCTCTTTGCCTTTAGGGCTCTCTTTTCCGATGGAGTTAATTTCTTTCCACATGTTGTAGTAAGTATCACATACAGGACACTTGCCACCCTTTACACGTGGGCAGTGATAATTCTTGTCGTTAAGACGGTG